CTGAACGTATCGAGTTATTCACAAGTCGTATTAACAGATAATAACGGAGACACATTAGTTGCCATCACTCTTGAGCAGATGGACAATATATACGTTGAGCTTATCCAAAAAGATAGCCTAATGGAACAAGCTATTATTAGCCGTTCTAAGGAAGCTAAACTGTATGAGCTAGTAAATATTGCAGAAAATAACCTAAAGTCCTGCGAGAAGGTCTTAAAAGACGTAGGAGATAGTAATATCTATTTGTTGTCTGAGAACAAAAAGAAAGATAGTAAACTTAAAAGGACTAGAAAGGTTGCCATATCAGCTATAATTTTTGCTGCTCTTAGTATCCTTCTTTAGATACATCAAAACTTGGGCAAGCCTTGTAAGACGTAAATTCATTGTGACCGTGAACGGTGCTACCCGGATATCTTCTTTTTAATTCATCTATAAGCCATATTAAGGCTTCTTTTTGCTCAGGAGTTCTTGTGTCTTTAGGATTCTTAAATGATTTATCCATTCCTCCTGCGTATGCGATTCCGATGCTATCTTTGTTGTGTCCCCTAACGTGAGCACCTACCTTTGATTCGGGTCTACCTACCTCAACCGTTCCATTCAATGTTATAAGATAGTGGTATCCTACATCTGAGAAGTTTCTAGCTAAATGCCAAGTTCTTACCTCTCCTACTGTAACGTCTCTACCTTCGGGGGTAGCTGTGCAATGCACAATAATTCTGTCTATTTTTCTCATTTGATTTCCTTCTTAATATCCTTGATTTGTGTAATGGATTCTTTAAACTTATCTATAAAAGAGTAGCCTTTTAAAACTACCCAAGACTCATCCATTGATTTTACCTCATTTAAAATGAGGACCAAAGATACTATTTTAGTTGAAAAGAAATCAAAATCTAAAATACTTTTTATTAATTCGTTCAGTATTAACGTGTCTAAAAGAAATACTAAGATAACAACACCCAAGTACCCTACGGTCTTAGGAACATATCCCTTTCTAAAATCTTTACTAGTTACAGGCTTGTTTTCCTTCTTAGCTCTAGCTATTCCGAATGCTGTATCTAGGATTGTAGATAGACCTACTACAAGTAGCAATCCACCAACCGGTGCAAAAAATAAATATAAACTTTTCAATATGCTACTTAGAGTTATCTTCACAATCAGGTTATTGATATTATTATGCCTATTGCTAATCCCATAATCTTACCAAAGAGCAATAATCTCAGATGCTGCTGTTCCTGTGCTCCAAACTTTTAATACTTGAACTGGGAAAAATCCTACAGGTACATTTTCAAATGTAACGTCATCTCCACCTGCTGTTGTAACTTTTAGGTCTCCTGTAACGCCAATGTATAAAACACAACCATTGTTTTCTCCATCTCCTCCTCCAGGGCTTGGTATGTTAGATGTGTCTGAGGGAGTTACTTCAGCTGCTCTTATTCCTTGTAATTTTTGATATGCCATAATCTTTTAATTTTTTTCTTCTTCTGTTGGAAATACTTCTCTTAATGCATCAATTACTGTTGCTGCATCGTTTAAATTGTAGCAGCCCTTTTGTACTGCTAGGTCTATTGCGTTTACTATTACTTGTATCTTATCTTCCATATCTTAACTCCAAGGTAAATCAGGTTTGCTTGGCTCTACTGTTGGAGTAATTTTACTATCAATCATTCCGCCAATAGATGCTTCAAAAGAAGCTACCGACTCAGGTCCTAGTGAACTTTTTATCCAACCAATAACTATATCGTTAGTTAAATCATCGTAAGGAATAAAATCTTCACTTTCAGATACTTCAAATTTTAAAGCGTTGTATCTTGATTCAGCCGAGTATGTCTGACCATCTACCATTTCTTCTCCTGATATAGTAAATGTAACATCTACCACATAATTGCTTTGTGTATCTACATCTTTCGTATAAAGACTATCTACTGTCCAAGTATAATTTTTCATTTTATGCTAATAATATTTTTTGTGCTACTCCGTTAATTACTACGTTCCAAACTTTAGAACTTGTATTTGTTTCTGTTGCTACAGCTCCTGCGTTATAAGATGTTGAACCTACAACGAATTGGTTACTTGCTGTTGCAGTTGCCTCTCTACCTAATATTACAGAGTGACTAAAGTTACCACTATTTGTCAATTGACCTAATGCTGAGTTACCCTCACCTGTAGTATTAGAAACAAGTGCTTGACTACCAATGGCTGTATTAAATGCAGATGTTGTAGCATTTAAAGATGAAACACCAAGAGCAGTATTTTCATTACCAGTAAGATTATTCTGTAAACTCGTACGACCAATAGCAGTATTATTAGTACCCGTAGTTATTTTCCATCCTGCCGTATATCCCATACAGACATTTTGATTACCACTAGTAACGTCGTGTAATGCAAATTCTCCTACTGCTGTATTTCCATTTCCTCCTAATAAACTAAATAATGTTTCATGACCTAAACCTGTATTGTATATACCTGTGGCAGAGTTTTGAGATTGATATCCAATGGCAGTACTAAAATTACCACCTCCGGCAGCTAATGCATTCTGACCATAAGATAGTCTTCTAAAATCCCCTGATGGTCCATTATACCAAATAGATGCTCCGTCATCATTCAATAAGCCATCTCCTAGAGTTGTTCCTGCTGTAAACTTAGCAACTTTACCTGCCGTTCCTGAACCTGAAAGACCTCCACCTGTTGTGTCTATAATATCTTGCATTGTGAAATACTCTGCTCTTGAATTTGTTAAAGCTGAGCCTTTATCTACTATAGTGACACCTGTAGTGTCTCCTCTAAACTGTGTGTTACTTGGTATAATAGCCATAATCTTTTATTAATTTTTTCTTTTCCAACCTTGTTTATTTATACATCCTTTACCACTACCCAAACTTCTTGAACAAATAGCTGCAATTCTATCTGCTATTCTTGTTCCTTTTCGAGCTCTTCGTTTTGCTTTACGCATTTGTCTTCTTCCGTATCCTCTTCCTTCTGTTTCCATTGGAGAGGCTGCTAGTGGTGTTGATTCTCTGTACATCATAATCTTATTTATCGTAAGGAAATATTCTATTTAGTGTATCTTTTCTTTCAGCACATCCACAAGATTTCCCTGTGGCTTTAGCTACTTTGTCTACAACTTTTTTTATTCCGGTTGCTTTTGTTATTTTTTCTACTGTATCTCCTAATCCTTTTGATTTCATTGTATTGCAAATATACTAATATTTTCCTCGTCTATTTTTTGGTGAGCTCTTAGTTGAACCACCTTTCCCTGCCCATAATTTCTTACAAGACCAATAACGTGCACTCAACTTGTTTGTCGCTGTACCACACTTGTGACGAGCCTTAAATGACTTGCGTGCAGCAGCAGAATAGTTGTGACCATATCCCTTAGCACCAAAGTGAATTAACTTCTCCTTGCCACCGGCACAAGCCTTAACCATTTTTTTCTTACCTGCTCTATCGGACCTCATTACCCGATTGCATTTCATCTTACTCTTTGTTGCCATTATCGCTTTGTAAATCTTTTAGTTACCTTTCCTGCCGTAGTGTTAGCTACAACAGTTTTACCTTTTCGTCCTGCTCTCTTTTTCTTACGAGCAGTCTTTGCTCTTTCAGCTTTAGTCATTGACTTAGCCTTAGCAAGTGGCAGACAACGGTCAGGGTTCTTCTTATCCTTGCTTGTACCACAAGCCCCTTTTATCGACCCATCTGTTCCGATGCGTACCCACTTCTCGTCTCTCCACTTTTTTAGCTCGCCCATTACTTCTTGCTTTTCTTTGCGTAGTTAGGGTCTTTACAATATTTACTTGCAGCCATATTCGCATAGGCTGAAGGATAAGTATCAAAGGTTCGCTTTGCCCAAGCTATACCTGCTGAACATATCTTGTTACCTTTCTTTTTAGTCCTTCCTGCCATTACTTTTTACCACACTTAGATTTATATGCAGAATTTTCAATTGTCTTGTTAGAAGCTAGTCCAAACTTTTCAGGCTTACCACCCATTTTTGAATTTGCTGCTGTAAAATACGGTTTCAATAATTTTTTCATTTTCCTTGTCCTTTATATGCTTTTTTATAATTCTTAGAGCCCCTATTCTTTGAAGTCTTAGATTTAGCGTGGACTCCTTTACGCTTAACCTTCTGCTTCTTATTGTAAGAAGTTAATACTAACTTAGGCATTTCTTCTTCTTGGTCTTTGAGGTCTTGCCCCTAATTTAGGTCCACTACCAAATCCTGCTAGTCCTCTGATATTTCCAAATGGATTAGGTGCTTGTCTTCTTTTCTTTCTAGTTGGAGCAGTTGCTTTATTCCAACGTGCAATAGCACGGTCTTTAAAATTTATCTTGCCGTACTCTTCTTTTAACTTATCACCACGAGCTTTTAAAGCTCCCTCTACATATGCATTATTCTTTCGAGTGTCTCTTTTAGCCTTTTTACTCATTTTTAACTATCTTTGTCTTGCAAATTTAATGAAATTTATTTTATGTCTAAAAATCAAGATTACCTAAAATATTGGAAAGTAATAAGATATTATGTGCAGGCTAAATATGGCATAAGGTCAGCAGACTTAGATATGCTACTATTCTTGTACTCTGAAAAATACTTTGGCAAACAACAGTTTAATGATTTCGATAAACTGCTATCTTGGGATATAAACCGATTTAATAGATTGCTTAGTGATGGATGGATATCAGTCTTTAGAAAACGTCAAGGTAATAAAAAGACATTGTACGAATTATCGTACAAAGGAAAGCGAATGATTTCTTCTGTATATAAGAAACTTAATGGTGAGGAGATACCAATGAGCGAATCAGCCAATCCTATGTTCGCTAAGAACGTATCATTCTCCGATAAGGTCTATCGTAATATGATTACCCGTATGAACAAATACATTAGAGAACAACGACAACATCATTCTCAGAAATGATGGTGTATGGCTCATTCTCAATCAGCATTGTAAACCCTGCTCTCTTATCGTAGTATATGCTGTCATCTTCCTTGATGACCTCTACTGTACTGCCCGGCTTAATTACTAAACCCTTCTTATATCGCATCTGATTCGCATCTTCTGCTGATAACAACAACCCCGAGGAGGTTTTGATTTCCTCCTCGATTGTTTTAATCACTATATATTTTCCTATTGGTTTCATTTCTCTTCGTAGCTTCGTGCCATTGTGATAATAGCGTTAGTGGATAGAATAGTTACCGCAACAGACACAGCGTTCTGTAGTGCGTTCTTAGTTACCTTCAATGGGTCAATAACACCCATCTTGTACATATCACCAAACTCACCTGTCTTAGAATTGTATCCATAATTCTTAGCAGTGTTATCTGTCAGCTTTGATGATATGTCATCAACACTTGCTCCTGCGTTTTTTATAATTTGCCTAAATGGTTCTAAGCAAGCATAAGCCATAATCTCAACTGCTTTGTGGTTATATTTTTTTCTCTCACCTATAGATGCAACACTAGCGTGCTCTAATGCTACACCACCTCCGGGAAGTATACCTTCCTCAAGTGCTGAACGTACTGCACAGACAGCATCATCAATCCTGTCATAAAGCTCCTTCTGCTCAAGGTC